CTTTTATGTTATCATGTTTGTTAGGTACAGCTAATGTTGGGAGTATATATTTTCAATCTATAAATGATTGCACATACTATTCAGACAAACTGAGTGGGCAACAAGTAAGGACAGAAGAAGGTACAAAAAGATATGATTGTTATTGTAAATTGATGCCTTATGTGAATGATAAGAAAGTGAGGGTGTACTAATGAAACATAAAAAAGAACTGACTAAACGTCAGGAAGATACAATGAAGAAACATTCAAAGCATCATTCAACAAAGCATATGCGACTAATGAGATCAAAGATGATGCAAGGAATGACATTTGGTGAAGCTCACAAACTAGCACAAAAACAAGTTGGAAAGTAATGGCACAAAAAAAATTCCAAGATAAGACTAAGTTTTCTGCCTGGGATTTGGATGACGATGGTGAAATTACAGATGAGGAAATAGCTCATGCTAAAGAGATACAAGAAACAGAAACAAAGCTCAGAAAAAATTTAGCTCAACTTCGTATGGCTAGATATACATTGATTGGTATGGGTGTATTTACAGTGGCTTGTTTTTTCATACCACTTGATCGCCTGGAAGCATTGTCGGATATATCAAATCTTTTTTATATTTCAGGTGCTGGTATTGTAGGAACTTACATGGGTACAACAGCATACATGGCAAAGAATGGAGTGAAATAATGTTACAAGCATTGATAGGTCCAGTCACTGGGCTACTAGATAAGTTTATACCTGATGCAGATCAGAAGGCGAAGTTGGCTCACGATATAGCCACCATGTCTGAAAAACATGCCCAGGAATTGGCACTCGCTCAAATCAAAGTTAATGAAGCAGAAGCAAAAGGTAACTGGTTTCAATCATCTTGGAGACCAGCGACAGCTTGGGTATGTGTGCTGGGTTTCCTGGTCAATTTTTTAGTCAGTCCTATTTGTGCTGGGTTTGGTATCATCATCCCCCAGGCTGACACAGCTACAATGCTCCCAGTTCTGATGGGTATGCTAGGCCTTGGAACTATGAGAACTGTAGAACGTCTTAAAGGAAAGGATAAAAATTGAAGAAGCCATATCCCAAAAAAAATTTTAAGAGAAAATTTGCTAAAGTTCCTAAGACTAAAAAGGGTGTACCAGTGAAGTATGTAGCTGGTGCAAAGAACCCTTCAGCTAGAGAAGCTGAGATCAAGAGGACTGCCAGGTTATATAAGGAAGGTAAACTTACACCAGCCATGATGGATAAAATCAGCAAGCAAAGGAGCAAAGGATGAGCAAATATAAAAGTATTCCTGGTGCATCCAGGTACAGTAAATCAACACTAGATAAGGTCTATTCCAGGGGATTAGGTGCATTCTATTCGAGTGGGAGTAGACCAAAGGTATCAGCCCATCAGTGGGCTATGGGAAGAGTTCGATCCTTTGTCACTGGCAAGGGTGGAGCAAGGAAGGCAGATAAAGATTTAACTTAAGAGAAAGGATAAGATCATGCCAGGTAACTATGGGAGCTATTCTCCAAAACAAAAAAAGATTGCGAAGATGTCAGGCAACAAAAAGAAGATGGAAGCATCTGATTTTAAGAAGCTTAGAATGTTTGCTAAGAAGAAAAAGAAAACAGCGACTGCCTAATGGACATAGAAAAACTTAGAGACCAACTCAAGATAGATGAGGGTTGTGTAAATTCTATATATCTAGATCATCTGAACTTGCCTACTGTAGGCATAGGTCACCTGGTGACTGAGTGGGATGATGAGTATGGCAAACCAGTTGGTACTGAAGTATCTGAGGATAGAGTAAACGAACTGTTTGATCAGGATGTCCAGGTAACTATCGATGAATGTAAATTATTATATAATGACTTTGATGAGTTGCCGGAAGAAGCTCAACAGATAATAGCAAACATGATGTTCAATATGGGTAGGCCCAGGTTGTCAAGGTTTCACAAAATGAAAAAGGCAGTTGATGCTAGAGATTTTGTTTTAGCAAGTCAGGAGATGAAGCAGTCTCGCTGGTACAATCAAGTAACAGCGAGAGCAGAAAGATTAGTTGAGAGAATGAAATCAATCTAGCACTAGAGCTAATGCTCTTTTACGACCAGCTAGTTTTTTCAGCCACCCTCTTTCAACCATACCTTTGATGTGAAATTGTATTGTTGATATGGCTACGATATTAAAGTGGTCAGCTATTTCCCATTGCAATGGCATCTCACCATGCTCATCGTAATAACTTTTCATAAATTTAAATATCTCAACTTGTTTTTTAGTCATTGGTATCTTAGTCATTGTTTGTCTCCTGATCAGAATAAGTTGAACTATATCTCTCGACCATCATATCCAATTCAGATTGCTCTAATGGATCAAGCTTGGAAATAGTCTCAGAATTTTTTTGTCTCAAATCCCTAAAGAAGTTTTTCTTCATGTCACTAGGTTTGTCTAGCTTGGTAATTTTATCCAAGGTATCTGAAAATTTTAGGATGAAATCACTAGGATTACTGTAAACAATAGGCTGATGATCACCGATAAAATGCATTATGTATTTAACGTCTGTTTCAGCCTTCTCCAGCGACTTAACTTGTTTTTTGATATCATCAATCACATCAGTATCTTTACTGCTTTCAGTGACGTTCCTAGGCTCTTTTTTTTCCGGGTAATCTATAGCTTCCTCAGCAGTGATCAATCCTTTGATTGCATCCGGGAATGCATCCCTCAAAGCAAAGCCCCTGGCCCTAAGTTGTAACATTCTTTTAGGATAGTTTTTCCAAGGACCAGGTTTGTTAGTAAGGTTAGCCCGTTGTGCATCCTTATATGAAAACTCGGACCTGGTTTCTTCTATCTCACCATGCACATTTCTTTTGACCAGGCATACTGCTTTATCTTCTTCCTCGATATAAGTTTCACTGATACCTCTCCAATCAGGATGTGCCTTGCATACAGCAATCATTGAATCTCCCCATAGTGAGGGCCTACCATTTATGACTGCAATATTCTGAAGAGCTTGCATAGGTGCTAGGCCAATCTCATATCCCCACTGAATAGCTACCAGGATATTATTAGGATTGCCCTGGAAGTCTTTTGGAATATGGGTTGATGTTGCTAGAAACTTGGAGAACTCCATAGCTTCTGTCAGGTTAGTTGGATTTAAAGTAGGCAATGACATTTACTTCTCCTTCTTTTCAATTTTAAATTTTCTGTACCAAGATGCTTCCTTAGCTGGCACTGTTTTTTCCGGTTGTGCTTTTCTTTTGACAATAGGATTGAGTATTCTGTACTCCCCTATCTCAGCTATCTCTGCATCATTCTGTTCCATAACAAGCTCTAATGCTTCCTGGCATTCTTGCCTGGTGTTTGACCATTCCCTCACCTCAGCATCAGCCTTGGCCCAATCCATAGCTATACGAATCACTTCATTCTTAGTCTGAAGATGGTCCAGGTTTATGGTGTAGGGTTTACCATTATCTAATGGTGGGTATGGTTCATCCAGGTCTACCTTCTGCCAAAACTCAGCAACCTTTTCCATGATGATAGCATGAAGTTCTTCATCAGCTTTGTAAGGTACAAGATTTAGTCTTTGTGATTTCCCAAAGATAGCAATGATGCCCCACTTCAAACCACTGCAAAGTAATTGACCTTGAAGTTGAATGACTTGATCAGGTCTTGGAAAGTCATCTGAGTTTGTGGTTTTTATCTCCAATGCTCCCATGCCTGATAAGATCATGTGACCTTTTGTCTGAGGGTCTTGCATTTTGATTTCACCATCTACTTGAACCATAGCATCTAGTGATGCACATAAACCTAGCTCAGGTATTCTATGCCCCTCAGTTATTTCATGTAGCCTGATGTCAGCAGTATCCTCAGCTATCTTGGCAAGCTTATCTATGGCCCAAACTACAATGGCATCTTCCAGGTAGTTACCTCTTTCTTTTGCTTCTTTACCAAAATCTGATTCAATGGTAGGAATACCTTGTCTTGCATGAATAGTTTTTTGTCTCTCTCTTTCGTTAGTAGAAAATTTAGTCTGACCCAAAACTATAGCTGGCAGTCTTGAAACACCTAGCTCCTTAGTATCATCTGAATATTTAGCCATTGATCACTCCATAATTCTGAGTGAAGCATGCATCATCAATTAGACATACAAAATGTAGTAGGTAATAAATGTAGACCAATGCAAAGATAGATGCTAGGATAGTACCTAGGACCATCAGTATGCTTACAAAAGCTGGATGGTTGTGCAAAAAATCAGCAATACTATCTCTTACATGATATATATTATGCGACAAACTGTTATATTCATAACGGCCTTTGTCTCTAAGCCTTTGATTAGTAACCATATTGTATCTCCTTCTCATTAATGGTTTTCTTGTACTACCCTTAGAAGTATGTGTCAAAACACCACCTAAATGTAGTAATTCTATTTTAAGACGTTTGTTATTGTTAGGTTTTCTATTCATTATCTTAGCCCGTGTATGCCGTATAAAAACATGAAGTCTGACCTAGACTTTATACTAAAATTTGCCCTAGTAATAGCATCTTGTGCATCAAGACATCTTTGAAATACTGACTTACTTGTATCTCGCTGAATAGCTTGTAGGTCCTTGGCCAGTTGTTTAAGCTCCTGGGAAGCATTGCGAATAGTTTTCCTATCAACAATAGGGATGGTTAATCTAACGGCAGTCTTAGCTCCTTTGTAGTGCATGTAGTGTTCATGATTCAGCACTGCCCTTGCCACTTTCTCTCGTTGTGGCCCGGTCAAAGTTGGAAACAAGTCTGCAATATTATGGCCATTGATATTTTTTTTGCCAATTTTCTTGATCCTGGTTTCTAATATTTTGCCAAACTTTGGTTTCATAACATTCCTTTCCCAACTACAATAACATTATCACTAGGCTGATCAACGTTACTTGGGTTGTTACTGGAATCATCATCCAGTGTTAACTCAGTTGTCACTAGAGTTTGTAAATTAATCAACTCACTCCAGGCTTGTCTCATTTTTTTTGGAAATAATTTTTTTCTTTGCTCAACGTAAACAAGCATTCCTTCATAAAGTACATCACTTGCTTGTACTTTAACACAATTAGGAGTTCTAATAACATTGATCCATCCTTCAGCTTCACATTCATCAACGATCTTACTGATAGATTGTCTTGTTGTTTTAAGCTGATCAGCAATATACTGGATAGAGTAATGTTTGTTTACACAGTAAGCGTAAGATACCATTCTAGCAAAAACATTTCTTAAAGGAGTTGAATTAAAATATCTTTGAATTTTAGTTGACATCCTAGTTTGTCTTGCCTGATAGATAGCTACCTCATGCTGACATAAAATTTTAGTCAGTTCTCTATCTAAATATTCTTTAATTTGTTCTTTGTTCATCCATACTCTCCAATCTTTTGATGACGTTACGAACTGTAGAAGCATACCACTCACCACCTCTTGCAGTTGTTGTACCTATTTGATTTAAGTTGATTGCAACTTCTCTATAAGTCATGCCTGAGTTTAGAAGGGCCTGGATAGTTGGTCCTACAATCTGAGCAAAACCATCACTCTCAGCCTTCACAACTTCACCAGCCCTAGCTCTTGCTTTTTCCATATGATCATGGATGCCAAGCTTAGTGATAGTACGGCCTGACCTGGTTTGATACCTACCCTTTTCTCTTAGCTCTTCTTTTATCTTAGTTAGACCTGACTTAGTTCTTTCAGCTATTCTACGTCTTTCCATAGCACCAAAGTAAGCTTTCATAGAAAACCTTTCCCAGCTTTCTGATATCTCAGGCTCATTGCAGACAACAAACTTGATCTTGCCCTTCTCCAGCTTCTCTTCAAAGAAGTCCAATGTGTCTTGCATCCTACGACTGAATCTTTCCAGGTCAGCTACAATGATTGTACCTTTATTGACCTTGGCAGTCTCAATACATTTAGATAGCTCAGGTCTTTTTGAAGGTGAAATTTTACCTGAGACACCCTCTTCCCTAAACCAAATGACCTGGTGATCGCCACCATTGAGCCACTTCTTGATCTCCATTTCTTGCCTGGCAACATCCTGACTGTCAGTTGATACCCTAACGTAGGCACAATAGACACCAGTATGTTCTTGACCGGCAGTATTCTTAACCCTCATTAGTTTGCTCCCATATTGGTTGACCATATGAGTTACTAGTCATTCTAAGATCAGCACTACTTACATAATCTTTTGCTTCTTGTAGTGTTGCGAAATCCTCAACAACCTCTTCACCATAAGCTAAGTGAAACCTTCCATCCCACTTAGATATATTGATAGAGCTACCTTCAAGTATGATAGCTCCATATTGTTCAATCCATTTTCTAGCCATTAGTTTGCCCCTTCTAAATAGTTCCAGTTATTTGACCACTGAAACAAATGTAAACTAGCTACACCATATGAATGTGATGGTCTTCTGTATACATATGTTCTTGGTGGTCTGATACGAGTTCTATAACCGATAGTTACTTTCTCAGAAAAATTCTCTTCAAGAAAATTTAAAGCTTCTCTTCTTGTAGAAAACCACTCAGGTCTATTCTCACCTTGCCCATGGAAAATCTCACCATAAGTATCAGCAGTTGTGATAATCCATCTCTTGGTTGACTGCTCTTTCCAAACTAAGTTGTACATTATTTTGCCCCTTTGTTGTTGTTAATATCTAATTCAATCAAAAATAAAACATGCTTCCACGCTTCTTTTTTGGTTGGAAATACATCCAATACTTTGCCTTTATAAGTAGCAACCCATTTCCAAGCTGAGCCTGGTAGGTCACCTTTGTAGACATCGTATTTTGGTCCTACCCAGTTTTTAGTTACCTTATCTATCATTTGGTTGCCCCTTTTTTGTTATTACCGATGTAAGACTTATGCCTTACCTATATACATATATCAGATAGATATCTAAAATACAAGACCTAGACGTAAATTTATTTTCATAGGTTTTATACAAATGGATAAAGAGATAGAGATAGTTCCCTTTTATTGCCGGTTATCAAGGGGTTGTTACGATATGCTAAAGCATCAGGCTAAGAAAGAAAGATGGTCAATGGCTGGATTAACTGAGCATATATTAAGGGAAGGATTAAGAAGAAGAACACCTGGTTCTATTAGTAATGATATTATATTTGATGATCAAAAAGAACAGATATCCGATTTAAAGATAGCTGAAAAGTTAGATCAGATGGTGAAGGCCAATGACAAAGTATAGAGCTATAAAGACTGTTGTTGATGGTATTACTTTTGATAGTAAGAAGGAAGCTAATAGATATTCCGAACTAAAGATGATGGAGAAAGCTGGTATCATATCTACTTTGAGACTTCAGCCTGAGTTCAAATGTATGGTCAATGGTAAGAAGGTTTGCACATATAAAGCTGACTTTGAGTATCTTATGGTCGATGATATCGGCCCTCAAGGACAAATAGGTTATTACATTGTTGAAGATGTAAAAGGATTTAAGACACCAGTATATAGACTGAAAAAGAAGCTGGTTGAAGCTTGCTATCCTGGAACAGTTATAAATGAGATATAGATGCTAAAGGTTCTTGATCTTTTCAGTGGTATTGGTGGGTTTGCATATGCAAGTGAAAGAATAGTTGGTGGATTTGAGACAGTTGGTTTCTGTGAAATTGATCCCTTCTGTCAGAAAGTTTTAAAAAAGAATTTTCCGAATGTACCGATTTATACAGACATAAAGGAGCTTGAAAAAAATGCAGTACGATTTAGTGGATATGTTGACGTTATCTGTGGAGGATTCCCATGTCAGCCCTGGTCAAATGCTGGCAGAAAAGAAGGACACGAGGATCAAAAAGGTCGTGATCTCTGGCCAGAAATGGTTTCCATTATTGAACAGATTTTACCGAGGTTTGTCATTGGAGAGAATGTGCGAGGATTTGTTAACATGCCAATGGGATTGCCAAGATCGGTCAATGACCTGGAAAGCATCGGCTATAGGGTCGCAAGCTTTGTCATTCCATCTGCATATGCACTCGGATTACCACACAGAAGAGATAGATGCTGGATCATTGGAGAGCTTATGGCCGACACCGAGAGCATCGATAGGAATGTCAATGGGATTGTCAGAGAACATGGCGAAGTTAAGATACAAGAAGTATCTGGAAACAGAAATGGCATATCAGATACACAAGGAAAAGAACAAGGATCAGGTCGGAAGTCTTTCCTCAGAATGGGTAACCTGGCTGATGGGATATCCCAAAGATTGGCTTACGATTACACCATCGAACCTAGAGACTTGCCAAGAGTTGTCAAAGGAGAAGAACAGAGGGCAGATAAATTGAAGTCACTTGGGAATAGTATAATACCACAATGTGCATCAGTGTTCTTTCAGGCTATTAAAGATACATACGAGGATCAATTAGAGATGTTGTTATGAATATGATTGATGTTCCTAAGATTGATAAGGCCCAGGAGATATTGAAGGCAAGAGAGCAGATAACATTGCCACCTAAAAAGTATAGAATATCTAATGAGCAATCACCCTCACCTTACATCAATATACCTTCAAGAGCTTTAGCTGATACCAGGATACTTAACAATCCATCAGCACTCCAGGTGTTATGTGTTCTTTGTTCTTATGTCTCAGGTCAATCAGGTACAGCTTTTCCTTCTCAAATACTCCTGGCAAAAAGACTAGGCCGGTCTCAGCAAGCTATATCCAGGCAGATCGTGAAGCTTATTGATTGGGGATATATAAAGAAGATACTCAATGAGAATGCTTTACGTCAGAAAGGTAAAAAGACAGCTACATATCGTATCATATATGATCCAGCTATCAGCGATACTCAGCTAATCAAGACATCTACTGATCCTATTGTAGAACAGAATAAAGCAGAAGAAACATTTAAGAAGATAGAAAAGAAACAGAATAAGTTATCACCGGCACAAGATAAACTTGCTAATGATATTACTCAAAAGTACCTGAAGGATGAAACTGAGTTCTTCCCATACGATACAGTATACAATGCTATGGTCACTTATTTGTCAGGTAAACAGACTATTGAAGCCTGGAATAAGATCGGTTGTGGCCTACTTTCACCCATAGAAAAAGGCTATTTAAAGGCCCAAGATATACAACGTCAGGTTGTGAATAAGAGTAAGGTATACAACACTAGAGGTTGTGCCGATACACAACACAATG